CTAATTGTTAACTCTAATATCCACATCTTGGTGAAGTTTAATATTACTATGCCAAAAGTTATTAGCATCTAGTAATCTTGTTACTTCATCATAAACCTTACATTCTTTTAGGGGATCCTTTATGGTTATAATAACACAGAATTCTTGACTTAATTCAAATGATTCTGCTAATGCCTTTTTCTCTATAAAATCTCTATAAAGACCTTCTATTTTTAAAAACCATAATTTATCACCTTTCAAATGTTTTTCTTTATTAGCTGGTGTCATTTCTGATAAGTCTACAGCATATTTCTTCACTGGATAAAATTTATCACCATATTCTATAAGCATTCTTTCAGTTAGACCAAATCTTTCAGTGGAAGATTTTATAGCTGTTTTACTATAATTACTTGTTAGTAGAATATTTTTAGAATTTTCCCTACCGATAGGATTTAATATATTATTTTTAGTTGTATCTCTTTCTGTTTTCTCATCATAACTACCAAAAAGTATATTAATGTTTGATTGACAATATTCAGATCCTTGAGATGCTTCTAGAATAGGATCATATACTAAAGTCACAACAACTTGTCCTGTATAAAAATTATTTCTTTTTAATGCATCTGGATATGGGAAATCTAATATATCTATATATTGCCCCTTCCTAATAGTATCTCTCATAATCAATGTTATTTCATTAGGATCATTGTATAATATTTCATTTATTCTCTTAGGTTTTCCAAATCCCATTTGGTTTAATCTTTCGCTTGGCGATAATGTAACATTACTTCCATAATTGGCAGAATGAATTAATAATGCTTTTAGTAATAATGGATCAAACTCCTCAGCTATTTCTCCTTGTAAACCTGCTAATATAGATGTTATCCTTGGTGTTGAAAAGCTCGTACCAATATTTTCGCTTACGTGTCCATTTAAATCAAATGATTTTACTCCATTCATTGTAAAATTTCCTGCGCTATCTATACCTGCATTGCCTCCATAGTGAACAAGATCAGGTTTAATTATATTTGCAGGTCCTCTACCTACTCTTGTAAATGGTGATGGAAAATCAGTATCTATTCCACTTTCTAAATTTTTTTCATGTGCAATTGATCCTACTACTACAGACCTAACTGAATCGGCTGATTTTACTATGCGACCTTTTGGCTTCCCATACATAAAATTAGTACAATTTCCTGCTGACTTGCATATTATTACTCCATAGGTATCCTGAATATCGTCAAGAGCTTTAGCAAAATCAGAAAATTCGCTATCATCTGCTTCAACTGTTAATCCTCCAGAAAGGTTCCATATCTTAACATCTTTATAGTGATTTTTTATTATTTCTCTAATATTATTAATCAACTCATCTTCATAAATAGATTCTTTGTTTAAATCAGGAAATACATTACCATCAAATATTTTGCATCCTTTTAAGCCCGTATATTCTTTATCTTCTAGCTCATCTCCATATAAAATTACTCCCGCAACAAATGTACCATGTGATGGATCTATTAAGCTTTCAGGATAGAATGTTTGCCTTTCACCTACTATCCAAGGTTCAAGACTTCTTATTTTGCTTATCCCACTATCTAAGACTCCTATTGTAACATAATTTGTGCCTTCTTTTGGCATTCTTATTATTGGGCTTTCATTAATATTAAAAAAATTCAAATCTATAGAGTACCTTGGCATAGGTTCGATTGACAAAAGAGCCGTATAATTTTCTAAAATCTCTATTGAATCAGTTGTAACATTTTTTATATTATATACAATCAAATCATCTGTATATATACTTTTACTTACCTCCAAATTCAATGACTTACATTTTTTTGAGAAACCCTCATCAACCAACCTATCTACTTCATAATCATGGTATTTTATTAATTTAACCTTATAGTTTCCTGGTTTATTTTTTTCTAATACAATTTCTGGTTCCAATTTCTCTATTTTATTGATACAAGATATTGCATATGCATTTTCATTATAGCTAATAATATTTTTTCTAACTTTATTTAAATCTTGTTTATTTGCTATTTTAATTAATAACTCATCTTCTCCAACAAGTCCAATAACATTATTTTTTGAATTTACTTTAAATAAAGTACTTACTTCACTTCTATGACTTTTAGCCTTAGCAAAATCATTTATTTTTGTTTTTATAACAGTTGGTATAAATTCTTCTTCAGGAGGTCTCTTTTGTAAAGCATCTTCAATTAAATTGAGACTATTATTTAACTGCTTGCTTTTTTCTTCTAATTCTTCCCCTTCTAAAATCCATCTTGGAGATTTTCCCCTTCCACCTTCGGTTCTATTATTATCGACTTCTCTTTTTGCAAAAAATTTTATTGGTGTATTATCTCTCATATTAATCCTCCTTATTTGTTACTTAATATTTCTCTAACCCTTCTTATAGGTAAATTAAAAAATTCTACAATTTCTTTTTGTGTTACACCATATGAATTTAAGTATTTAATTAATTCTTCTTCATTATTAACATTATGGTTTTTAAATAAATAAATTTCATACATAACTTGAATAAATTCCAAGCTATTTTTTTCTCTCATTATAGATTTCTTAATTGATGTATATATAATGTTTTTTATATCAGCTGGACTTAATTCTTTTATTGCTTCTATTACATAATCCATCTTTTTCTCACTTTGTATAAAATAAACTTGATGGTTTTTAGAGTATTCAATAATTAATTTTTTAATTTGTTCTTTTGATGGTTTATCTAACTCAATAATTTTATAAAATCTTCTCCAAATAGCTGGATCCAATAACTTATGATGATTTGTAGCTGCTATTAAGATGCTTTCTTCACTAAATTCATCTATATTTTGGAGTAAGCTGTTAACCACTCTTTTCAACTCTCCTAGTTCATTTTTATCATCTCTTACTTTTGCAATTACATCGAATTCATCCAAAAATAATATACATGGTCTCTTAGATGCATAATCAAATATCTTTCTTATATTTTTCGCTGTATTTCCTAATAGGGATGATAATAATGAGTCAAATCTTGCTGTTACTAAGGGTAACTGAGTCTTATAGCTTATATATTTTGCTAACGAAGTTTTCCCACATCCAGGTGGTCCGTATAGTAATAAAGAATTACTTATGTCAATTCCTTTGCTTTTTAGTGTATCTCTATATTCAAAAGTTTTTATAAAATCATTGATTTCATCTTCTATAAATCTATCAAATATAAGTTTTTCTTCTATAGATGTTGGCATTTTTATATCAACTATATCCATTCTGCTTTCTTGATCTACAGGTTTGCTAGCAAAGGAATCCAATGATACCATTCTTGTATTATTAGATTCTAAAATAGTCAATATCTTTTTTGATAGATTTTCTTGACCTTCTTTTTTTAAATTTTCAACAAGTACTTTTGAGTAATTTAAGACTTTCTCTTTATCTCCTTTAAGTCCACCTTCAATTATCTTAATTAATTCTGTATACATAACTCATCTCTCCTTATATTATACATATTACATTTTTATGTTTCGAAAGTCAATATTTTGTTACTAATTTCGTTATTTTTGTTATTTTTATAATTATTTTGTTATTTAATTATTATTTTTGTTATTTTTAAAACTATACTCGCTTATTTAAATTATTCAATATTCAGCGTTAATATTACTTTACTTTTTATTTTCTATTCATTTTACATTTCTAAATTTTAAAACCCAATATTCAGAAATAACTATTCGTCAATAAACTAGCGGTGGTTTTTTATACAAAAATAAAAAAGCCATGGACTAGGAATTCCCTAACCCATGGCTTTAAAATTATTTTAACGGTACCTTAAGAACTATTTGATTTTCAGCTACAACCTGTCCAAGTTTATTATATCCTTTTACTTTTAGCTTATACATGGAATTTCTTGAAAAAGTATATCCACCATTTCTCTTTGTTATTACCTTACTGGTATTTTTACATAGTTTAGTGTAATTGCTATTAGGTACTTCTTTTGCAAATGCCCAACTCGCTCCCTTGTCCGAATCCACCCAAGCAAAAATACGTTTAATGTCTGAACTATAATCTCTAATTATTAGGTTTAATCCTGGAGCTCCATCCCTATATGAAGCATATCCTCCACCATCTAGCTTTATAAAACTATTATTTATATTATCATACTTATTTAAATTATATTGTCTAATTAAGTGTATCAACTGCTTAGCATAGTTTGGAGCAGTTGCATATCCTGCTCTCTGTAAAGCATTAGCTTGTTCTATATAATCTTTTGCATTAAAAAAACCATGCTGTCTATATCTAGAATTATTTACTAGAAAAAGTGCATGATCCTCAATACTTTCACTGTAGCTTTTATACACCCTAAAATAATCATTTATAAGAGTTTTTCTACCATTGTAGTATTCATATGTTGGATAGGATTTCTTTGCTCCTCTCCATCCACCTATAGCTTTTACACCGAATAGATTATTACATTCTATAGATAATTTACTTTTTCCCCATCCACTCTCTAATATTGCTTGTGCTATTGTTATACTTGCTAATACTCTATGCTTCTTTTGTGAAGCTATAGCTCCTTCTTTTACTTGGCTAATAAAATCATCTGTATATCCCATTAAAATTCCTCCTTTTTAATAATAAAAAAGAACAGAACTATTTGTCCTGCTCTTTTATAGCTTGTCTTGTACTAGACTGCCCAAAATAAAAACCTATTATTAAAGTAAAAACTGAAAGAAACTCTGTACTGGATAGATTACCTTCTACACTTAAATAACAAAATACTATAGTAGTAAGTAAGGCTATAATTTTTTTAATCTGTAGAAATTGTTTAAGCCATTCCATATTAAAACCTCCTAATTAAATTTTATTAAAGTACCTAAAATTCCTAAAATAATAGCTCCAGCAATTGTTCGCCAGAGCCACTTTTGATTATCTTTTATTTCTGATATATCTTTTTCATTTTGGCAAGCTTTATTATATGCTATATCTGCCTTTTCTCTTGTACTGTTGTACCCATCTATCTTTGTTTCAATCCTTACTATTCTTTCTAATATTTCCTGTTGAATGTTTACATCCATATCTTACCTCCTGTATATTTACTTTAAAAATTGTCTATAATTCTAATATGTTTTTTACATTAAATCTCCTTTATAATTTATAAAGAGTAGTGATTGGCAACACTACTCTTTTTTATTAATTGGTTGTATATTAAAACTAAATTTTGTCTATAATCCTAATGAACATATTTTTCATATTATATTATCCTTCCTAAATTTAAAGAGCAATGGCAACGGAGCATTGCTCTTTTTTTACAACTTAAATAACTTTAGTAAATTTATTTTTCTTTTCTAATATAGTATTTAATTGTTCTTGTTTTTCTTTTTTATTATGTTTTGCTTTAATTATATAAACATCTTTAAATATATTTTTATATTCTATATATCCTCTTCTTTTTAAAAAATTAAAATCTTTTTTCTTACAATAATAAATGCCATAATCAATTTTGTTAGTTAATTTAGTAAAAATATTTTTTATAATGCTAGTCACTACTCCTGCAAATTTTAAACTATTACCAATTTCATTTTTTCCCAATATATTTAAGCCTTCTCCTAATCCCTTAAATATATTGCAAATTTCCTCATGTTCTTTTTTTGTTACTTTAATGTCCTGTTTTTTTAATAAAAGCATATCAATCATCTCCTTTTTTATAATTTATTATTATTATACTTCAGAAAATTGACATGCTTTTTCTCAAAAAATTCTCAAATTCTTTACAAAAACTTCTTTATTAAATTTAAGATATACCTCCATTCTTTTCAGTAGCCATACATATCTCAAATTCGTTTTCTAATTTATCATATGGTTTGAAAGTTTCTTCTCCAACTTGAATAGGTTTTAATATATCATTTATCTTCATAAAACCAAATTTTTCATAATCGTTTTCGTTAGGTTGTTCTCCACCTTCCAAATACAGTGATTGGAATTTTCCATCTGAATAATACTCTGATTTTATAGAATAATAACCATCTGTTTGTTTTATTAGAAATTTATAATTAGTTCCATATATTTCAATTTCACCTATACCATTAGATGAGTTATAGCCTTCATAATTATCTTTTATTAACAATCTTATATATTTATAACTTTCTGTGTTTTTAATGGGAAATTCTTGTAATGCACTATCATTTTGCATCATGCCCTCATAAAGTATCGTATATTTATCATTATCATTAGAAGCAAGAATCACAAAATTCTTACACCTACCTTTATAACTAGATAAGAAAACTTGTTTCAACTTTACCATTTGTATCGCATAGGCATTATCTAGTTCTATTGTCAAATATGCAGAAGTAGCAGAGCTTGTTAAATATCCACTACCTGTACTTAAATCACCATCTACAGCTTTTTCAGGCGTGTAGCCAGTGTGATGGCTTTCACTAGCTATTATTGGTCTATTTAAAGCCAAATTTTTTTCTACCATACACATCATCTTCCTTTCTAAATTTGGTTTATTCACATTAAGATGTTTTAATACAATTAAAGAGAGTAGTTTAGTTCAAACTACTCTCTTTAATAATTTATTTTTATATCTCCACTAAATTTTACATGTACCTGTAGTAATGTATTACTTGCATAAACCACATCAAATGTGTCTTCTTTAGCTTGTACCCATTTGCCTTTACCATCATATTGTAAATCTAGATTCTCTAATTCTTCAACATCTGCAATGCTATCTTGACTGAATAGATAAGCAAATCTTATCTTATGTGTTGTAACTAACTCATTCCAAAATACATCATTAATCTTATTAAAAGTTTCTATATCCATACCATTATTCCTAACGCTTTCAATATCTAAGTCAACATCTATCCATTTTTCATTGTTAAATGTTTTCCATGTCTTACCACTATCTACACTACAAACTATTCTTATATTTTTACCTGTAGCAGTTAATTTAAAGTAGTCAATGTATTCTACATTACTTAAATTCATATCTCCAGTTGGAATAAGCAGCCTATCAAACGGTACTGCTTTAGTTGTTAGAGTTTTAATTACTCCATCTTCTCCTACTTCAAAGCCTTCTACTTTTTTAAATTTAGTTTTATCTATTGTTATAGTATATTCGTTTTTAGTATCCATTTCTCTATTAAATGTAAAGTTAGATACATGATCTGTCTTTAGATGTGCTTTACCATCAAAAACCATCATATCATCTTCAATAAAATCATTAGATTCTCCATTAGTAAACTCATTTTTAGTAACTATAACATCTTGGTCTCCTAAATCATATTTAAGAACATTTACTCTTGGGACTTTAAAATCAACTGTATTAATAGGAACATTAACTATTCTTGGTTCTATTGGACTACCTACAATACCCATTTTAGATATTTGTTTCATTCCTGCACCAGTAATATTCCCTGCTTCTGCACCATCTATAGTTGTAAATTTACCAGTATCTTCTGAATAAGCTACCAATTGCTTATCTTTCTTATTTACTACATCTACATCCTCCAATTCTTCAAATTTGGTTATTCTTTTATCAATTATAGTTTTATAGATTTTATCACTTGTCCAACCTGTAGAAGTGCTTATTACACTATCATCAAGGACTATTTCTTTATCTAAAGTTATATTAAAAAACTTACTCACAAAACCACCTCCTATTCATTTATAACCAACTGAAAATCTCTAACATTAAAATTATGGTTTTCTGCATTTTTTATAATCTTAACAAATATATCTCTGCTCTCACCTTGTTTAATGCTGTTTATAGTAACTGTATCAGTATAATTTACACCATCAAAAGATAATTCTATTAAATCATTGGAGCTTGTTTCTGTGCCTATAGTTATATTTGTATAATCCTTATCACCTATATTTTTAATAGTTATCAATTCATCTAGGTCTTGAAGCAATGCTGGATTAACATTAGTAACTACATTACCACGATAAATTATTTCAAAGTTGTAAGGACTACATACATAAATATCACCATACTGTAGAGATAGATGTGTTGTAGTATAAATCACGTTATTATCTATGTCTTTAAATGTAAAATATCCCTCCATATTATTACTATCTAAGTACACTTTGCACTCTAAATTACTATCAAATTTTCTAGCCTTTAATAAATTTCCTTCTAAATCATATAATTCACACAAAGTATTTTCTGGGAAATTTTGAATCGTAATGTAAGGATTAGCATATACTTTATAATTATTTAATATAAAGTCCTCATTACAATGCTTCATAAATCCTTGTTTGGTAATAGGTTCATCAAACTTCATACCACCTATGTTGATATAGTTTAACCCATCTGGACTACTATAGGCTTGTATATAACCATCTTGCTTTAGTATCTTCCAATATTTATTTTGTTCCCCTAGCTTATCATCTTTAATTCCAAAAGTATTTTCATTGTTCCCTAAGTAAATCATGCTATAATCTTCTATGTCCATAGTATTGAAATTCTCTTTTTCTAATTCTATTACAAATTCATCATAATTAAATTTTCTTTCAATTTTATTATTACTTATTAATTTCAATTTTCCTGTTTTAATATCTCTAGTTATATTATTAAATCCTGCAAAATCAGAAAAAGAAGAGGTTAGATAAAAATTATCTACCTCTAATAATCCATCTTTTACTTTTATAAGTTTCATAGTATCACCTCATTAAACATTTGGTGTAATTACAAAATCCATTGGTACTACTTCAACTAGTAATACTTTATCTAGCATATTGTGTACATACCATCTATTATAATTAATTTGATATTTTGCTTCTTGTTGTGCCTCTTGATAATCATTTGTTACTATTACTGGTCTCCAGTAATTTGCACTATTACTGTCTGCTATTAATACTGCCCATAGTTTTTGTCTAGGATTGTTAAAACTTCCTTGATTATTATTATAAACTGAATTATACATTGCCATACTATCACTCTCCAAATATATTTTTTCTTTCAAAATTTTGTGTTTCTATATAATAATGTCTTTTACTTTTTAGCTTATCTAAATTTTCCATAATATCTCCATTTTGTACTATTCTATTAAAATGTCTTTCTATGTCCATATACTTTAGATTTCTCCATAATGGTACTATGTCAAAGTGGTGGTATTTCATATAGTCAAGTAAGTTAGCAAATAACATACCTGCATATTTTATTCCCATCATTTTATCCATACTATGGTCTTTATCTGCTGTGAACCATATTTTTTCAGCTTCCCATCTTATCCACCTATAACATCTTAAATAATGCTCTCTACTGCCTTTATTATTCATTTCTTGTATTGTTGTATCTAAATTAAGCCAATCCAATAATACTTCCATAATAAACTCTATAGCTTCTTGTCCACTGCAATTAGCAAATTGACTAGCACTATGTTGCACTATCATTCCTACTATATTTACCATATCAAGCATTATTTCAATTGATAAATTTATTTCTTCTAATCCATAACCTAAATCTATACCTTTATTATTTTCTAAATAAGGCATAAAGCTTATTGGATGCTTGTCTTGATCTATTAAGCAACCATATTCTCTATCTCTTCTATTTATAGATAATGGCTTCTTTAAATAGTTATAATCATATGGTAGTATCTTTTTGTCGTAAGGACTTGTTGCTCCTAACACCCACCATCTTTTTAAAACTTCCAAATCTGTAGCTGTATATGGAATATAAATATTTGTTCTAAATTTATTCAATCCTTTAAGTTCATATGGGACATAAATACTGGTATCAAATTTATTTAATTCATATGCATCAATTGTGTTGTAAATATTAATTGTAGACTTATTTAATCCAATCATTTGCCCTTTGTAGATATTTCTAGCAATATTTTTTCCAAGAGAAACAATATCTTCTTTATAAATACTTGTATCTATTATCCTATCTAAATAATTATTTGAACTTGTAAATACATCTCTCGCAATATTTTTATTTAGTCCTATACTGTTAATTTTAGAGATCTTCTTTAGTGTATTAATATAGAATAATTTTGTATCTAAAGCATTTATAATATCTTTTACTTTTTCTCTTTCTAAACCTGTTAAATTATATTTAGTTAGCCTAAAATTATTTGCTTTATACATTAATTCTGTAATAATATTTTTGTCTATTTCTTTCTTTATTTCCCTGTTTAAATAATTATTTGATAACAAATCTATTTTCTTTATGTTATCTTTATCAATGCTGATACTATTATTTTTTATATCTATATTTCTTATTGTATTTATATCTGTATATTTATCTGTTGCTATATCTAATCCTCTTTCTTTAGCTTTATCTAAATGTATTGCGTTGGTTATATCTAATTCTTGTTTTCTGGCTATTCCTACATTAATATTAGAATTTATATCTAACCCTTGTTCTTCTTCTCTCTTAAGTTCTTTATTATTTTTTATATTTATATCTTTTGTTATTTTATAATTTTCTAAATTTATAATATTAGATTTATTTACTTCTTTAGTAGCATCTATATTTTTAAATTGCTTAGTATTATTTTTATCTATTTTTGTAACATTAGTATCTAATAAGTTCTTTTCTTTTAATATATCTATATTTCTATCAATATTATTTAAAGATAAAAGATTTTCTTTAGCTACTTCTTTATCTATAGGTACTAATTCCTTTTCTATGTTTTTGTCTATTTTATTCTTGCTACCATATAAGCCTTTAATAATATTATTTTTGTCTATTTTTGTTTTGGTAGAATAAAACATTTTAGAATCTAATTTATCTATTTCTTTTCTATTATTTTTATAGAATAATTTACTTTCATTCTTTTTTATTCTTTCTGTTGTATCATATTTAAAAGTAGCTCCTCCAATAATATCAATAGTATATTTAAATTCACCTAATCCTACTTTTTCTGCCTTATAATTAAATTTAGCTACATTATAAAAATCCCTTGCATAAGAAAATTTACACAAGGGAACATTATGCAAGGGCATTTATATCACCTCTTTATTCAGCTGTTTTATAGCATCTAATAGCTAAACAATATAAATTATTTGCAGTATTGTTTAAGAATGAGTAAGGTGCTGTTATTTTAAATTTCTTAAAGTTTTCTTCATCATCTGTATCTTTTTTATATACCAACTTGTCCATGTCATAGATGGCAGAAGCGTCTCCTGCAAGTACATTAATCATTTTACCTCTTTCCATATCTACAGGATGTACTAAAGTAATATCACTAAATTGGTGCTTTTTATGATTCCATCTGCTACCTTCCGTATTACATTTATCCATAAAGCTATGTGTAGTGTAAAATCCTGCATAATGTGGTTGCATTGGCATACCTATTTTATTTGCTACCATACATACATCAGTTATTCCTGTTGCTGTTCTTTCACCAAACTTCTTAGAAAAGAATGGTGCAATATCTGAACTTGTAGTAACACCAAAATTATATTTATCATCGGTATATGCGGAATCTTCCATAGGTTTTAATGCCCCAATATAAGCATAACTTGTTAAGTAATTATTATATGGATAATTGTCTGCACTTGGATCTCCTCTTAATACAATATTAACTGCATCTTTAGTAACATTTAACCAATATTGAACTGGTAACCATGTTCCTATTTCATCAGGAAGTTTTTTATACCAAGCCAATCTTGAAGGCACTGAACAACTTTCTTCTATTAAATCTGTTACTTCAACTTCTGTCTGTTCTCCGTCTACATCTACTATTCTATTTGTTTTATGTATTTCCTTACCAATTGTTATATACATATGGTTTCTATTATCCATTTGTCCTTTTAGCAATGCTAATCTTTCTTTTTCAGATTGAGTTAACTCCATTTGTTGCCTATAATTAGCTAAACTAGATTCTTCATAGGATGTTAGTTGTAAATTATTATACTGTTTATACATTATTCTTATAATTGTATCTGTATATAATTTTCTATTGGTTTTCATTTCTGTCCAATCCTTTAATTCTTGTGCATTTAAATTATGTGCTTTTCTAAAAGTGTCTAGTTCATTTTGTTCACTACTGCTCAAACTTTCACCATTGTAATATTTTTTAAGTAATGCTAATTCTCTATCATTTGTTATATTCTTTCTCATTCTCAATTCTTGTAATTCTACAAGTTGTTCCTCTGTTAAGGCTTCTATGTCTTTTTTTATCAAATTCTTTTCGCTTGTTGTATAATCCATTGCTTCCATATATCTATTTAATAATACTATTTCATTTTCTGTAAATGGCTTGCTATATTTTTCTTTATCTAATAATCCTTGTTCATATGAATTTGGAGCAATTACTGCTGCTCTCTCTAACCTTGCATAAAAATTTTCTCCATAAGATGTTGTAGCTTTTATTAAACTAAAATCTTTTATTTCATCTGCTGTTGTAGGATAAATTAATTCCCATTTATATATTCCCGCATTTTGAGTTATTTCTTTGGTAAGATTTTTTATTATATCTCTTACGCTTGTGTTACCTTCTACATAATAAAACTTTTCTTCTATAGCCATATTATCTACCTCCTAAAAATTTTTCTAAACTAATATCTTCATTTATTTCTTTTATTTCTAAATTATTTAAGTCTATGTGTATGGTTTCTCTAATCATATCGCTGTTTGGGCTTATATCTATATTTAGTTCCTTTATCAAGTTATTACCATACGGTCTTTTTTCATATACCTTTAAGTTTACAGGTTCACTAAGTCGCATCCCATTAAAATTGTGCAAATATATCTTTAATATCTCATTTTTATATCCTTTAACACTCAATATTTCTGGGTTATGATTAGTCATATGTTGTCGATAGTCAAAGTTTAGAAAAAAGTTTTCTTCTTTACTGTTCCCGAAATAAACATGCTTATTCCCTATTATTCCATGTAAATCTATATCTGTCATTGTGTGTGCTTCCCATTGCACTACTACTGCGATGTCCCAATCATTTTCTATATCATCAATTGTTGGGTTCTCTGGTTCAGTTGGATCTTCAATTGGTGGTTCTGGTGGTGTTGCTATTTCCCCTATTAAATACTCTAAATCCACCATTGTTTGCCTACTGTTCCCACTATTATTATTTAAAATAAAAGAAATAGGAGTATTAGCATGTACTTTATAAAATGTATTAAAGTATTTATGCTCTCCTATTTCCTTAATAGTTGCATTATCTATTATTTTTTCTTTATTTATTTCTAAAGTATAAGTATCTTCTTTTTTCCAACCTGTTTGATTAAAATGCAATCCTGTTAGAAATACATCTTTATCAAATACAAAATCCTCTTTGTTTTTCATTATTAATGGTGGTATATCCAATAATCTACCTTCATTTTTCTGCATACCATTATGGTCATAATAAATAAAGTTCTTTATTTTTTTCTTTAGCATATTGTATTGTAAAGAAGGTAATAGTTCCTTTAAATCCTCTAATAGTGCTTCAATATCATTAGTATTTAATTCTGGATATTTACCTCTTAATTCATCATCAATTAATTCTAATATTTTCTTTTTTAAGTCATCTGTCAATTCTTCAAAATTTATGATATACCTTGGTAAACTCATTCTGAACCACCTTCTAATATACAGAAATCTACCCATACTACTTTAGATGTTCCACTGTTATTGTTATAAACAAACTTAATTACACCGTCTATAGGATAAAATACATTAAAGTATTTATGTTCCCCATATTCTTTAGTTCTTGTTTCTGTAAATAGCTTTTCTTCTCCTACAACTAAATCCCAACTATCTTCAAATCTCCAACTAGATTGGGAATAAGATATGCCTGTTAATTTGCTATTAGCTGGTGCAGTAAATTCTATAACCTGTTCCCCTACTATTGCAGGTATTTCTAACATTTTCCCATATATCTTTTGTGTTCCTGAAATGCCTAAGTTACCACTTAATCCATCTAGTTTAGCACCTAAATCATTTAAAGATTGGATTAAATCATCATAGTCTACACCTTGTATTTTATCTTTTATTTCACTTAATAGTCTTTCTATGTCTTCTGTAGAAAAAGCTATATTTCCTATATCAACTTGTATACCATTTTCTAAATAATCTTTAATTAAATCACTTAATTCATCAAAATTTATAACATAACTAGGTAGCCCCATTTTATCACCACCCTATATATAATCTATTAATTCCACTCTATCATCTGTATTTTTAAATAATTCTATTGTTTTCTCTGTTTTATCTGGATATATAGTCTTTATCCTATATACTTTTCCTTCTGTATTTCTTATAAGTTCCTCTGACCACTGTAACTCTGTATTTTCTGCATATATACATTTAATTACTTTTTTAGTTTCATCTCTAACTAATCTTACTGGATATTCAGGCAACTCTCCCTTGTATTCTTCTCCGCCTTCAAGCTTTATTTTATTTTTTAAATCCCTTTTTCTAAGTTCTTGGTCTAATATATATACTACTGGCTTTCTAAAATCATTTTGTTTCATTTTAGCTATCACCTTCTTTTAAGGTATAGTTTCCATTGCTTAGTTTTGCTATATTGGCATTTTCTCTCATACCATCAAATGATATTTGATCTATATAATTTCCTTCATTTGTTAATTCTGTTCGTATCCCTGTTATCATATAATGTCCAATCATTTCATTTAATCTTATTCTTACTATTTTACCTAAATCCAAATCAGGATTTCCTTTAGTTGCTACTACATCTACATTAGAGTTTTCTCTCCAGCAATCTAAGAAAAATCTGCTAGCTACCTTTTGTCTTTTATCTACTGTATCACCTAAGGGACTTTCAATTTCTTTAAAGTTTATATATCCTAAATAAGCAACCATGCTTGGATCTTCAAATACATTATATTTATCATTTGCATGTCTAACTAAAACTCTATTATATAAAGTTTCACTACCTCTTTTTCTATTTGCTTTACTTATCCTAACAAAATCCTCATAATAAAAATCATAGTTTATTTTATTTTCTACATCACTTGCTTTATAATCTGGGTATAATTTTTCTACTTTATACGTACCATCTTTTAATACTCTAGCTCTAGCTTCAAGTGTTTTTAAAGCTTCATCTATAATATCAGACATCTGTACATCATACTGCATTTTTAAATCCTTAATTGTGTAATTATTACTGGATATTATATCAAATTTAGGAGTCCCTAAACCTGCTTTAATTGCCATATTACTTATTAATTGTGTAGCAGTAATATTATTAAATACATGGTAAGGCACTCCTCCATCAATAGGTCTAAGTATTTTGCAACCTATATCATGACAGTTTATATTTATTGTTTTAGCTTCATCATTTATTTCAAAGTTTCTTATTATACCTGTAAATTGTATTTTATCACTTATATAAATTCTAATATAATTACCATTAGCAATTATTCCATCTGTGTATCCAAAATTATATAAATTATGGACTTTACTTTTAACATCTTGTACTACTACAGTGGCACTTGCAGTTTGCATATCTAATCTTCTATCTATTACTATATTTAATATAATTCTTTTTAAAATTGTCTTTTCTCCACTTTTATCAATTATTTCTACCCTATAATTCATTGCTATCACCATTCCAACCTTCAATTCCACAAGGACATAGCAACTCACAACTCATATAATATATATCTCCCTCTATTGGAGTATCTAAATCAAAGTTTCCTTGGAAATATCCTCTATATTCTGTTCCAAATTCATCAATAAATATAAATCTTTCATTGTATTTATTTCTAAATTCTTTAAATTTATTAATTGCTTGTTGTGTATTTGTTTCAAAAGCTACGCTAAATTTAATCAATGTATCTGATTTAATTGGTTCTTGAAATACTGTATATCCTGTTAAACTCTTATTACCTTTTCTTAATGTTACAGGAACAGGAGGCTTATAGTTAGTTATTACTGCCCCTGTATCTGTTCCGTTATCATATTTAAGTTGTAAATTAAAATCCAACTATAACACCTCCTAGTTTCTAATTGCATCCTTCATAAATAAATCAACTAAACCATTTTTTAATGCTACTTGCCCCATGCTATTTACTTCTTGTGTTAACTGTTCTGTACCTTTACTACCTGTATCTGCTACAGTTACATTCATATTTATAACAGGATTGAAATTAAGTTGTTTACTATTACCAATATTGCTATATCCACCACTAGCTCCACTTAAAGCCAGACCATTTAACTCTGTAATATTAGCTAGATTTGCAAGTTTATCAGAAGCACTCTTAACTAAATTACTAGATTTACCTATCCCTATAGCTAATCCTTCTCCAATATATTGCCCTCTTTTAGCCATTACTCTGGATGGAGAATTTATATCAAAGAATAGGTCTATCACATTTAAAATTCCTTCGGCTAATCCCATTGAAGCTTTACCTACAACACTTCCTACTTTCTTTATTCCAGTAACTAATCCTCCTGCTATATTCTTGCCAGTTTCTATAGCCTTAGGAATAATACCATTACCAAATTGTTTTAAAGCATTTCCTATGTCATTGGTAAAATTACCAAATTCTTTCTTTATGTCTTTGAAAACACTTTTAAATTTTGAGCCTAAATCATTAAAGAACTCTCCAACTTTTGATATTAAATCCCCTAACCCTAATATTGTTTTTTTTACAAAACCATTAAATGCTATAGCAGTATCATTTATTTTTATATTATAGCCAGTAACTTTTTTTATTAGCAATTCCCAACCCCTGCCGATTATTAGCCAACCTGATTTAGAAGTATTTGCTATTAGTCTTGTCATTGTATATATTTCTTGCAATTTATTATAATATTTTGCTATCTTTTGCATTTCTTTAAATTCTGAATCTCTCTGACGAAAAGTTTTTACTCCATTAAGTTTAAGTTTATCAGTTGCCCAACTTCCTAATTCTAATTTTTCAGATGTTTTTGCTCTTATATAAGTAGCATAATCTAAATTATTAATATCACTAAGCATTTTTTTTGTTAAATTTTGAACTTGTTCAATAGGCAAATTAGAAGATTCATTAATTCCGTCATTTAACCCCTGCATTAAAAAATCCCCATAACTTTTAAATACTCTACTTGGTGAATGTATTCCCAAACTTTCTTTAAATGTATTTTTAACTGTATCACCTAGTTGTTTAACTCTGTACTTTAATTTCTCATTTTCTTCTTTCATTCCATTCATTAATCCTAAACTTATATATCTTCCATATTCAGCAAATACTCGGCTTGGTGAATGTATTTCCAATTCACTTTCAAAGCCTTCTTTTACACCTTTCCCAAGTTCTTTACCTTTTCCCTTAAATAATCCCTTTACTTTATTAATTCCACCTATAAATCCATCTTTAATATTCTTAAGTTTCTCTTTTCCCCAGTTTATAAAACCGCCTATAAGTAGCTTCCATCCACCTATTACCCATTTAATTGTATCTCCTATACCTGTAAATATTTTCTTTATAGTTTCACCGAATTTCTTTCCTGCTGCAACTAATTGATCCCAATGTTTAATAACTTCATAGACTATAAGTCCTATCGCAAGTATTGCACCAACTACTATTGCAGTATGTGGTGTTATTAAAGCTGGTAATGCTTTAAATACTCCTGCCGCGGTTTTAAGTTTTCCAAATGCACCAACTACTGTGCTAACAGTCTTAACTAATTTACCTAAAATAAGAAATACTGGAGAAAGCAAGGCTATTGCACCTACTATTATTCCTATTGCACTTTTTACAGGTTGAGGTAATGCATTAAAAGCATTAACTATTTTAGTAACAAATTTAACTACTTTACTTAGCATTGGAATTACTGCTTTTGCTAAAGATATTTGTAATTCTTCAAAAGCACTTTTTAAGTTAGTTATAGCACCTTTCAAATTATTTTGCATAGTATTTGCCATCTTTTCAGCACTACCACTAGCATTATTTAAATTACTATAGAGTTTGTTATAATCTTTATCAGACGCATTAATAATTGCCAACATTCCAGACATGGCTTCCTTACCAAATATTGTTGCAGCATATTGAGATTTTTGTGCATCACTTAACTTTGAAAATTTTTGTCTTAATTCATCAAATAGAACCTTTCCAGATTTAACTTCACCTTTACTATCTACTAAAGATACTCCTAGTTCATCCATAGCTTTTCTCATCTGTTTAGTTGGTTTTGCTAAGTTAACTAAGGATGCTCTTAATGCTGTACCTGCAGCACTACCTTTTATACCACTATTAGCCATTAAACCTAATGCGAAAGAAGTATCCTTAGCACTTATACCTAATGCTCCTGCAACTGGTGCTACATACTTAAAACTTTCACCCAACATAGAAACATTTGTATTAGAATTTGTACTAGCAGCTGCTAATATATCTGCAAAATGTGCTGAATCTTTTGCTTGTAACCCAAATGCAGTAAGTGCATCCGTTACTATGTCAGACGTAGTTCCTAATTCTTCCCCACTTGCTGCTGCTAAGTTTAATATACCTGGTAAACCATCAGTCATTTCTTGGGCTTTCCATCCCGCCATGCCCATAAATTCCATTGCCTCGGCGGACTCTTTAGCACTAAATTTAGTTTTAGCACCCCATTCTCTAGCAGTCTTTTCTAGTTTCTGCATTTCTCCATCTGTTGCACCACTTATAGCTTTAACTTTACTCATTTGTTCTTCAAATCCCATGGCTGTCCTAGTTGCCATTGCTAAAAATCCACCTGCTGCAATAGAAGGTTTAGCCATTGCTTTACCAGTAGATGTTAATGCACTTCCTAAAGACTTAATTTTGTCTTCTGCTCCCCCTGTGCCAGTTGCAAAGTTTTTTAAATCTTGCCCTGCACTATGTAAACTATTTTTAAATCCACTTTTGTCTAATTGTAAGTAGGCAATTGCTGTACCTACATTTACTGCCATATTCTCACCTCCCAATTTGGGAATAATAAAAAATGGTTAAATACTATTTATTGTTAGTGTTTAACCATTCAATCACATCATTGTTATTTTGTTTATTTACTTGTTCATCATCTATAAATCTAGGTTTAGGACTATCTTCTTCTTGCATTTCATTCATAATATAAACACATGCTTCATCAAAGCAAAATGCTTCATAATCATTTGTAAGTCCTATTATTTTACTTGGTCTTTGTTTGTACTGTTTGCTTATCGTTAGCACCGTCATTATCCTCTGGCTCTTCACGAAAGGATTCTAACTCCTGTACCCCCTGTTGTGTATAATTAAATAAAGCAACTATTTGTTCATCTGTTAATTCAAGTCCTACTTCTTCTAAATCTTTAACACTAGGCTCTACAAGTGCATTTTCTGCCATTATAAACATTACATCTGTAAGTGTTTTCATGTCTACATTACCTTTATCACTTGTTTTACCATAGAATAATTCTTCTGCTGCACTTAATAATTTATTAGGTATAATCCCTTTACGCACTAAATTTAAAAGAGATACACGTTTAACTTTCACATTAAAAGGTATCTCTTTTTTAAATCTTGGTAATTCCAATATATCATATTCTGCCATTTGTTTTAATTGTTCTAAACTTGTTACCTTTAACTCCATATTATATTCCCCCTATTATGCTATTTTTACTGTCTTAAATTCTGTACTTAATGCTGTAGTAGTTCCACTACCATCTAATTTATTTACTGCCTTAGCTTCTGCAATATATACTGTATCTATTGCTAAAGAATTAGGTATAAATGTTACTATTTTCTTAGTTGAATCTATTGTAACATTACCGTCTACTAAACTATTATCAATTTTTCTTCTTACATTAAAATTTGTTTTTGTTACCTCATCTTGATTTATAGCTTCTGTAAATGTCCATACTACCCTATTAGTTATTTCTACTCCAACATCTGTATTTGTATCTTCTACAGTTCCACCTTCTACCCCTATTTTTTCAATTGGTATAATTGGTTCCTCTTGAGTTGGATCTGTTGGTAAAGTGTTCATAAATTCTATTTCTACTGGCTTTTCATTTCTGAATGGAATTGATTCTGCTTCATATTCTGGTACTAAAAACTCACCGTCTTTAACCTTATATTTAGCTGGTTTACCTTTACAATGTTTGTATGTGAATTTAGCATATCCAGTTGTTCTTGAATAATCTTTTTCCTCTGTAAAAATCTCCATTGTAAATGGATGTCTTTCTACCGTAACACCTGCTTCTGTACCACAATACTTATTTCCTTCTATTGTTCCACCATCAATAAGTGCCATAGTTTGAATGTTGAATAAGTTATCTTTAAGTTTTAATTTATAACCTATTACAATATCCTCTGTTTCGTTTATTCCATATATTTTATTTTTAACTCTTAATATATCTCTTTTGCCTTCACTTTTAATAGGTTCTATGTCTATTTCATCAGAAGTTTCTATTGTATGTTTTGTATTTGTAACTTCATCAATGAAATTAACCTTTTTTACATTAACTAAAGTTTTACCTTCATCTGACATAAAATATTACCTCCTTAATCTTTTAAATTGTTGGTACTCTATGCTTGTAGTATAAGCTTCTACTTTATCATCTACTATTGATGGTGTTTCATTACCTGTAGGTCTTAATTCTCCTATATCCTTCATAGCCTGTTTAATATTTTCTACATAGAACTCCATGCTAGAATAGTTACTTATAGGGTGATAAATAATAATATCAAATAGCTTATACCCATTAACGTTGCTATTTAACGCATAGGTCCCGCCCTCTTTTATAACAACATAACTATCTGTACATTTATCTCTCTTTTGTCCAGGGGAATATACTTCATATCCTAGTTTTTTTAAGTGTAAATATATCTTTTGCCATACAGTTTGAGGGATTGTACTATTTATTAAATCTTCCTGTAGCTTATCTCCTGGAACTTTATAATTAAAACTACTCATCTAATCACTTTCCTAACAAATTATTCATACCCCTGAGTATTTCAGGGCTTAGTTTATTTACTGTGGGGTTGAGAATGCTATACTGCTTATCCATTGCCAGCTCTAAGTATGGAAATTGCTCTGTGTTACCAGCTACATAGATATTGCATTTATCTCCTTCCCACTGTTTCCCGCCTTCTATAGTTTTTCTACTTAAACCAGTTCTATCAGTCCAGGATGCATTTTCCTTAGCATGATCTTCTAATTTCTTTCCTGCAGTATCAGCATAAACTCCTATGGCTGCTTTAGATTTCATTTCAAATTCAGATAGCCCATTAAGTACACTTTCTATATCAAATTTAAAACTCATATTTTCACCTTCGTTCTAATATCATATCAAATATTATATCTTCTACATTTCCCGTATCAATTATTTTGTACTTAGTCCCATCTAAAGTAAAATAATCATCTTGTTTTATTTTTTTGCTTTCTTCATTGTAAGCAACTAATAACTTATCATAGTAATTAGTATTTATGGTTGCTCCAGTATCCGAACTAATATTTATCTTGTTTTCTTTTCTGTAGTAATATCCCTTAATAGTTGTTACATATAAATCCTCCAATTTCTCTCCATAGGCATTTTTACCATTTCTTAATATTTTAACTTCTTTTAATAGCCCTTTTTTCTCTAACTGTTTATATATCTGTTTACTTATTTTCCCTCTATTAATTTTACTCATTGGCCATCAACTCTTTTCATGGATGTTTTATACCCTGTTGTAATTCCTAATAAACTACTTTCATATGCTTTTTTATATTCCTCTGCTAATCCTAACCAATATTGCCTATTAGAACTTAATTTCACTCCTGCTACTTCTAGTTTATCATCTGCACTCGCTTTTAATAAACAACCCTTATAACTAGCCTTATTAATATTATTATCATTGGATTCCAATAACAAGTTCAGGTCATCATCTTCAAAATATGGATACTCTTTTTCCTGAAGATTAAATTTTAATATTTCTAAAGGTGTTGCCATATTTATTCACCTTCCTTAGTTTCTCCTTTTTCTGTTTTCTCCAAAGACTCAACATAACCCTTCTTGGTCATTTCCTCACTATCTTCTGTTCTAACTTCAAATTCATCACCTATTTTAAAACAATCCTTATCATACTTTATATTTACTAATGCTCTGACTTTATTATTGCTTTTTCTTCTACTGTTTCCTCTACTTTTTTATCTGTTTTTATTGTTTTTTCATCTGTTTTTTTAGCCATATTAACCAATCCTTTCCTTTTCTAAAATTTAAAGAGAGAAGGTGAAATACCTTCTCTCTTATTCAGCTACTGTAGCAAAGAAACATTCATCTGCTCTTTCAAAGCTTGGTAACACTAATTGAGATACTTTAGTTTCTACTGTAACAGGATCCTCTTTAGCCATAGTAGTTATTGCCACTCCAGTATTAACTATTTCTGTATCTAACTTAGATGAACCAAACATTTTATCCGCCTCTTCTGGTGTGGTTCCGTATACAGTTTTTCCTAGTGCTCCTTGAGGAATTAAAGTAACCTTATTATCCTCATAAAGATTCATGATTTTACCATCCTCTGCTACAAATACACCATTTAATATACCTACTTCTATTCCTAATTTTTGTTTTAAGTAATCTTTGACTAAGTTATCGGTAACTATTACATTGCTTAAGCCTTTAATTTCATTTTGTATAGCCGTATTTGCTCTTACATATCCAAAAGTCTTTTGTGTCATTAACATTCTGTTAGGTTTTGCATAACCCTCTACTACTAAAGCATTCTGCCATCTCTCTACATCTCCAACTATATCAGCAGTTGGATCATTCCATTTAGCAGTACCTTGAAGCACTTCTTTGTGTTCATCTGGAATACCATAGTCTACAACTACATCTCCATCATCAGTAATTATCTTTATTTCTCCATTCTGTAATAATTGGGCTCTCATTCTTTTTGCTTGTATTTCTGCACCATCAACTAAAGCTTTATAGTTTCCAAACACTTTATTTAGGATTTGATTAACTAATTCCTGGTTATTAGCTCTCATTGCTAGTAACATTTGTTGTCTATCTTTTTCCTTTATTAAAATAGATTCTTTAAAGAAAGGCATTTCTTTCTTTTCAAGATTTATGTCAGCTTTAGTGTTCTTGGTTTAACTGCTACATCAAATGTAGACATTCTAAAGCTACTGGCTTTTGTTTGCACCCTTAGCCACTTCTAACTCCATTCCTAGTTGCTTATCATTTGGAAATAAAGCTTTATCCAAAGTTATTTGTGGTGGTAAATTTTTAATATATAGTGCTATTTCCTTTGCATTTATAAAATCTTTTAATTTCATATTATTTATTCCTCCTTCAAATTATAAAAATTTAATCATTGGTAGTGCTGCTTTTACTTCTGCAGTTGTTTTTTCTGGTAATACACTTTCTTTCACAAATCCAAAGATAGTTACTGGAACTACTTCTGTGCCATGTGAATTAGTAAAATCCACATCCTCATAAACAACTCCAAAAGCTTTATCATTTGTTACTGTAGTACCATCAACTTTTTTACCTACTTTGTCTACTATAGTGCCAGCTAATAAAATTCCTTCTGTAAGTGTTGCATCTGTTTTGTTTACCTTATGTTAGTATTTTGAAATAATTCTCCAGCTAATCCTAGAATATTCTTCTGTTCTCCTAGTATTTTAGTTGAACTTTGTCTCATAATTTACTCCTCCTTTTATTTAAAGAAACCATCTATAGTTTCATTTATTTTAGCTTGGTCTGCCTGTTGTTTTCCTAGAACTTCACCTATACTTTTAGGTTGGTCAGTATTATTGCTAAATAAAGATGGACCACCTCCTATACTTCCAGTCCCTCCTGGAGTTTCCTCGGCAAATAAATAAGGATCAGATTCTTTTAAATTTTTAATCTGATCCTCTAGTCCTAAGAAGTTATCTCCATCAAGACTTATTTTTTCTATATCTAAGCTTTTTTTAAGTATTTCTAAATTCTTAGGCTTAAAATCTCCTAGCTTTTTCTCTAGCTTAGATTCAAATGTTATTTTATTAAGCTTAGCTTCCATAATCATCCTTTACTTTTTTATTATCTTCCTTTAAATCTTCTATTTCCTTAGTTAATTCCTCATTATCTTTAACTTTTTCCTGTAGATCCTCAAGCTGCTTATCTCTTTTACCTATTTCCTTTTTATAATCCTTAATAGTCTGATTAGCAGTTTCCAACTCCTTTTTCTCTACATAATTTGAACTGTCTACTAGGTCTATATCCTTGTATTTCTTTTGTAAATCCTCTGGTATCTGTTTAAAGTGTTCTCCTAATATTTCACTTAATTTTGGCATCCTCAACAACCTCCACATTCTTTTCTTTTAACGTGCTTACCTTGTTTTAAAAACTCATAAGATTTTTTAAAATCCCATTTATATATCTCCTTTCTACCCTAATAAATCTTTTTCTATTTCTTCAAAAGTATCACCATAAGTAAATCCAACTATTTTTATTCCGTCAAAAGTTTTCATAGTTAGAGTTTCATTATATGCCTTCTTATAATAGTCAAATTTCTTATCAAAATTAGCATTTTCATTGATTATTATTTCAGGCTTTTCAAATCCTGCCATTTCAATTTTACACCTACATATTTTTTATCTCTTTATGGCTTGCTTCATAAAAACATTTTTCTAAATCATTAATAGTTAATTCCATTTATATCATTCCTTCCTTTAATTTTAAGCATAATAAAAGCACCTACTATTTTTAATTAGTAAGTGCTTTTTAATTAATTATTTCTATATTTTTTATTTCATTTTCGTACAATTCATAACTTGCACTTTCAGTATCTACTCCAATGCTAGCTATTTCAGGTTCATTATCTATAGCTTGAGTATAGTCACTACATTTACCCTGAAATGTATTACCACTTAAACAAGTTACTTTTATTGTTTTACCAATATATTTCCATAGATTCATATAATCACTTCTTTCTAGTTGGTACTATATGAGTACCTCTTTTAGAATAATGTATTTTACATCTATTTGTTTTTGATTCTTCATTAGTCATACTATTAACATTTATACCTATTTCTTTATCTACAGTTACAATTTCTTTATTATCCCATTCATTGTTTTGATTTAGTCTTATAATTCCATTTCCTGCATATTTATTAACTATTTTTTGTGCTTCATCAATTGATATTGTTAAGTAACTCCTACCTTCAATATAATTATTATGTTCTCTAATATGCTTTCCTTGCTTACTTTCTAATATTTCAAGTGGATATTTTCCACTTTTTATGTCATTTCTTATACTATTTATTATATCACTATTGCCATCATTATTGTTATCTTTTTTACGAATATTTCTAAACAAATTACTTTCTCCTGCAAATTCTCTTCCATATTCCTTGTACCAATCATCTAATTTACTGTTACTTCCACCATATAACCAATCATGAAGCTCTAAACCAATATCCTCCATACTCTTAGTTATAACTGGTGTAAAATAACAAACTCCATTAGGGTGGTCAAGTGGTAATTCATCTGGCTTATATGTTTTACCTTCTCTACTTTGACATAATGTACATGGTCCTCTATGAGAATTACTTGTATGCCACTCTATTCCCTCTACAAACGGATTAGCTTTGCAAGACCTTTGCATTGATAACTGATAAGCATGAGATATAGAAGTAACTGCAAGCCTAAAACTGTTATATTCTATTTTTTTATTTCCTACTCCTGGATAAATATTTTTAAAACTCCAGTCCTTTTTTACTTCTGGATTAACATAATCCGATAAGTCTTTTGCTAATTCATAAGTGCTCTTCTTTTCTACTAATCCTTTTTGAATTATATAATCAAAGTTTGCATTAGCTTCTTTCTCATGGAACCATAACCTTTCTGAAAGTCCTTTACCATCTTTGTAAAAATCTCCACTTATAAGCTCCTGTAGTGATTCCTGAGGTATTTTAGAGAACATATTTGAGAAGGTTTCTTTTGAATTTAATTTATACTTTATGTCTAGTAAATTAAAAAAATCTAATTGAATATTATTAGCATATCTAGCACTTTCTATCATAGAATTTTCTATATCTTTTTTAAGAATCTTATTTAATTCTTTTATGTCTTTCTTGAATTGTTTCTGATAATCTAATAACCATCTTTCACTTAAACTATCTTTATTTGCTCTCTTGGCTCTTTTCCCTAAGTCTTTTGCTACATCCCTATATTAAATCCCTTATATTTTTCATTTGCTTCTTAGTAAGCATTATTCTTTGTTTCTGTGCCCTATCTACTAATTCTAAGTATTCATTCATCTCACCACCTCACTTTAAGCATAAAAATAGCACCTATCATCTTTTAGGTGCTCTGTATCCAGCTTTCTTAGCTTCTTCTATAGTGTTAAACCACTCTTCTGCTATAGTTCTATCATAATAAGTACTGCCTGGTACATGGTATATTTTTTCTCCTGTATTTTTATTAATATTTCCTTTTATTTTACCTTTATGATTATTTTGTGTTTTTATTTGTTTTTCTTGGTTAGCTTCTTGTGAATTACCTTTGTTATTTCCATCAACTTTACTACTAACTTTTCTATTAATAGGTGTTTTATTCACTGGCTCCACATGTACATAATTATAACTATTAAGTTGTAACCTCAAAGTTAGGACAAATAAAGCTCCATAAATTATAGTTCCTATTGAATATATAATAATTGCATCCTTTTTATCTTTGAGTATTTTACTACCTGTTAAAGTTGCTATAAGTAATGCAGAAAAAAATATTATAAACAGTATATAAAATATAATCACTAATTCCATAGCTATCCCCCTATTTCTATGTAAATTATAACATAACTAAGGGGAATTTTGGTACTTATAAATCCTTTAAAAATTCTTCATGCTCTGCTGCTGTAATAGAAGTTATATCTTCGCATATTTCTTTTAAAGCATTATCTACATCTTCTTCAGAACTAAAATCTTTAATATAGCTTCTATGACTTCTAACATTAGTCCTAACTTCTTCCATAGCTAACTTCTTCTTATCTTCTTCATCTTCTGGAATAGGGTAATTTTTATCTAAAACTATATTAAAGAGCAATTCACTCCAGTCCTCTTTCCAGTTCTCATAGTATTTAAATTTACCACTAATACTTAACATATAAAACGCAAAGAAGTCTTTATTTAACTTCATGTTCTTTTGCAAATTCCTTTAACTTTACATCTCCATTTAGTTCTATGTATTCTTTCTTTGTATTTTCCCAATCAAGGCTCCTTATTTTAGCCATATCTACATTGTCACCACCTCTACTTTTCTATAAATAAAAAAGAGCCTATATATTAAGCTCTTTTAATAACTTATTTCTTTATCCTCAAATATATCCAGTAGTTTATCCTTCTTATATCTTCAAGTAAATCTTTATCTGTTGGATCTAATATTAATCTAATCTCAATAGGACCATCTTCTTTTAAATAATATATTCCATCATGTATACTAGGATTTATTCCCTTATTAAAGTAATTTATATTTATGTACCATCCAAAGGTTCTTTTAAATTTAGTCCCATACATAGGAGTACAATATTCTTTAGTAGGTTTTTCTATATTGCATCTATGGCATACATCTTCTTTAAATTTGATATGATTTAGCCATTCTAATCCTACTGGTGGATTTTTCTTTCTTATAACCTCATTTATACTTTCTGGCATATCTAATTGTTTTAATAATATCCACTCTGGAGGATTAAGCAAATTTGAAGGATATTTTAAAAATAGTTTTATGCAGTTTTCTACTGCTTTTCTCATACATGAACATAAAACTACTTCTGAATTTTTATCCTTCTGGAATCCTATAAAATTTCCATACATATCTGTATAGTGTACCAATGGATATGGTAAGTTTTCTTTTAGTATCATTTATATCACCTAATAAAGTCATTCTATATAAATTATTTAATTCCTTTTAATATTATTTAAACTCTACTATAATTGTTACTATATAAAAATACCAATTATCTAGGGCCTAACTTCTTCTCTTTTTAATTACATTTTATTTTTACTTAATTTTGTTTATTTGTTTCAATTTTTTCGACTATCGCTTTTCGAACTAATTCTGATAATTCATCTACCTTCATATTCATCTCAACTCTTGTAGCATCTGCATTAGTTCCTTTTCTTGCATGCCCTACTTCATTCCTCAATCTAGTAAATACAGTTTCTTTTATATGTTCACCTTTTTTATTGCATATTGGACCAGATTTATATTCACTTCTGTCAGCACCTATTTTATCAACAATAAATGCATCAACTCTATTTTGTTTATCATTACATATTTGAAGAATTATATTGTATAAAAACATATATCTAGCAACTACATCTTTATTTTTAATAGCACTTCTATACATTTCATAATAATAATTATTATATGTTCTTTCTGTTTCGATTTCTTCTTTTAACTTCTGTTGAACATCGTTACTACTACAAATTTTTACACTACATCCTATACTAGTACTTGTATTTGTAGTATTGTTAAATGATATCTCTTTAATTTGGGGATCGCTACTAACATCAAATCCTTTAAAAGCAATTTTATTTAAAATATCATTTATAGCTTCATCACAATTAATTCTAAATTTCACCTTTTCTTTTAATTTTCCATTTGATATAAATTTAAATATTGTATATATATAACCATACTTTTCAATTTGTTTTAGTTCTATTTTATCTATATTTTCATATATAGATTTAATTTTAATAATGTTGTTTTGTGGTAAACATAAATTGCTAATTATTACTTCATAATCAATATATTCTTTCAT